GGATGCAAGTTGGAAATCACCAATCGGTGATGCTCCTGAACTTACAGAAGAACAAAGAGAAGATGGTAAAGGTTATGAATGGAATGAAGAAGAACAAAGTTGGGATTTGACAGATAAACAACCATAAGATATTAATTTAATGTATGGTGGACATTAAACAAAACATACTTTCAAAAATAGATTTATATAATGGAACAATTTCAATGCCAAAAGGTTTTGAAATCAATGCAGAAGTTTTAAAAAGAGATATACTAACTCATAATATTAATGATTGTGCCTTTCCTTTTTCCAAAGAATGGGATAAATTAAATACTTATTTAAGAGAACATATACAATTAGAATATGGTTTTAGTTTAGTAAATAAATTGACTACTGGTTTTATGTTTAAACCAAATGAATCTAATGTTCCTAATAGTGAAAATGATAAAGTTGATTTAAGAAACTCACCTGATTATGTAATGTTATATGGTGTAGATACAGAAAATTGTAATGTCAGAATATATTATGATGATAATAGACGAGCTGGTAGAAGTTGGGATATACCATTAGAAAATAATAAATTTATTATCTTTCCAAGTACATTAATTTATCACATATCAAATAATCAAAAAGACAAATTAAATTTTGTTCTCAAAACAACTTATGAATATATCTAATTATTATTGGTATTTTAAATCTGCGTTAACACCAAGATTTTGTGATGAGGTTATAGCTTATGCAAATCAACAAAAAGAAGTAATGGCTTTAACAGGTGGATATGGTGATAAAAAATTAAATAAAGAAGAAGTATTAGATTTAAAAAGAAAACGAAACTCTGATTTAGTATGGTTAAATGATTTATGGATTTATAAAGAATTACATCCATTTGTGCATGAAGCTAATAAAAAAGCTGGTTGGAATTTTGATTGGGAAAGAAGTGAATCTTGTCAATTTACAAAATATAAATTAAATCAATATTACGATTGGCATTGCGATAGTTGGGATAAACCTTATGATAGAAAAGATAATAAACACCCAGAACATGGTCGTATAAGAAAATTATCTATGACTTGTCAATTAACAGATGGGTCAGAATACCAAGGTGGTGAATTAGAATTTGATTTTAGAAACTATGAACCAAACATGAGAGATGAGTTAAAACACAGAATACAATGCAAAGAAATATTACCAAAAGGTTCTATTATAGTGTTTCCTAGTTTTGTTTGGCATAGAGTAAAACCAGTAACTGCTGGAACAAGATATAGTCTTGTGGTATGGCATTTAGGGAGGCCATTTAGATAATGTTTATAAATAGTTATTTTCCGACTGTAATATGGGGTGAAGAAAAACCAGAATTTGTAAAGTCATTAAACAAAGCTAGTAACAAATATATTACTGAAGCTCGTAAGAGAGAAAAAGCATTTATAAAACAATATGGTGACTTTGGAAGATCATATCACTCAACACCATTAACACATGACAACGATTTTTTAGATTTTAGAAATTACATTGGTCAAAAGTCTTGGGAGTATTTAGATCACCAAGGTTATGATATGTCACAATATACAACTTTGTTTAGTGAACTCTGGGTTCAAGAGTTTGCTAAAAAAGGTGGTGGACATCACTCAGCACATATACATTGGAATCAGCACGTCTCAGGATTTTATTTTTTAAAATGTAGTGAAAAAACATCATATCCTGTTTTTCATGAACCAAGAACTGGAGCAAGAGCTACTAAATTAAAATTAAAATCTAATATTAAAGGTATATGCCCAGGCACAGAGCTTGTGCATTTTAAACCTAAGCCAGGTACACTAATTATATTTCCAGGTTTTTTAGAACATGAATTTGCAGTAGATCATGGCAAAGAACCATTTAGATTTATTCATTGGAATATACAAGCTGTTCCAAAAGAAATGGCAAAAGATGTTTAAAAAAAATAAATATGCAGTAATAAAAAAAGCTATAGATAAAGATTTAGCAACATTTTGTATGAATTACTTGTTAATGAAAAAACAAGTTTATGATACTTGTATTAAAGAAAGATATATTTCACCATTTGAGACTATGCTTGGCTTTTATGAGCAAGACAATGAACAAATACCAAATACTTATTCTTTTTATTCTGATATTGCTATGGAAACTTTGATGTTAAAATGCCAACCAATTATGGAAAAAACAACAGGTTTAAAATTATATCCTGCTTATACTTATGGCAGGGTCTATAAAAAAGGTGATATTTTAAAAAGACATAAAGATAGATTTAGTTGTGAAATATCTACAACTATGAATCTTGGTGGTGATAATTGGGATATATTTTTAGAACCATCAGGAGAAGTAAATAAAAAAGGTATTAAAGTAAAATTAAATCCTGGAGATATGCTTGTTTATAGAGGTTGTGATTTAGAACATTGGAGGGAAAAATTTAAAGGAAAACAAAATGTTCAAGTATTTTTACATTATAACAACACAAAAACAAAATTTTCTAGAGAAAATATATTTGACAGAAGATTGCATTTAGGACTTCCAAACTGGTTTAAAAGATGATAAATAAAAAAATGGTGGGTGAGTTTTACCACCAAACCACCAAACTCACCTGCCTAGTATTATTTATTATGTTAAATAGTTGTGCTAAATATGAACCAAATCCATATACAACTATAGTAAGATTTCTAGTAGATACACAATGAATAAAAATGTTTTAATTTGTATTCCATCATTTGATCAAAAGATACATTTGCAAACAATTTCATCAATAATAAATGTAAGAGATACTTTGTTTCAAGCTAAAATTGGCTGTGGTATGATGTGGTTAAGAGATAGTTTGATTACAAGAGCAAGAAATAAATTAGTAAAATCTTTTTTAGAACAAAAAGAATACACACATCTTTTTTTTATAGATGCTGATATAATATTTGAACCACAACAATTTATAAGAGTTTTACTATTTGATAAACCTATCACAACAGCTCCATATCCAATAAAACATGAATTACCAATTGAAAAAGGTGATGCTAGTTTTGGATGGTGTATGAATTTTCCATTAGGTAGATATGATTTAAAAGATAATCATAAAGGTTTTAAAAAGGTAAATTATGCTGGAACTGGTTTTATGTGTATTGAAAGGAAAGTGTTTGAACAAATAATAAAAAAATATCCTGAAATAAAATATAAAACAGATGTAAGAGCAAAAATAGATGATAAAAGAGAAACACAGGAAGTTATGGGTAATGAGGAATATGCTTTTTTTGATTGTGGTATTCAAGGTAAAGGGGTTTTAGAAGATAAAGAAAATACACAAAGATATTTAAGTGAAGATTATTATTTTTGTGCATTATGGAATCAATGTGGTGGGGAAATTTGGACTGACTTAACAAGTACATTAAAACATATCGGTATCAAAAATTATGAAAGACCACAAATTATGAGAATAAAAGATGACAAGTAGTTTAGGTATTCTAGCTTTTTTTTTAAATTTTTTAGTAATAGGGGTAGCAGGAATTATAATTTGGTTTATTATCAATAATTATGTCCTCAAAAAAAAAGATGACTGATGAAAGTATTTGGGAGAATATATTGCCACAATTAAGACAAATTGGAGGAAAACATTATAAAAATTATAAGATTCAACCTTATGAGTTTATTTCAAAAAATAATCTTTCGTTCTATCAAGGAGTTGTGATAAAATATGTCGTTAGGTATTTAGAAAAGGGAGGCATAGAAGATTTAGAAAAAATCATTCATTATACACAACTTGAAATACATAAGTTACAGGATGATGAAGTCAAAGCTAAATACAAAAAGAAATAGTGTTTAAACGAGCATAGAGGGGTCAATTTTAAGCATTTGTTATATTTAGGGTAAAATGTACTATGGCAAAGAAAAAACCTCTTTTTGGGGTAAAAGTAGAGTATGAAAAGAAGTTTAAGGGTACAAGTATAGGTAGAAATCCAAAAAAGGTATCTTCTATGAACAAAAGTAAAAGAAAAGGGAGAAGTAGAAAACAATTAAGGTATAGAGGTCAAGGAAAATGAACAAAATTGTAAAAAAAAAGGTAAGAAATTTAAGTACAGCACATCAAAGGATTGATGACCACGAAAAATTGTGTAGGATAATGCAACAAGAAACAAATAGAAAAATAGATGCTAATGGAAAGAAAATAGAAAGATTAGAAAAAGTAGTATTCACTTCAACAGGTATGTTGATAGTTGGAATGGCTACAATCATATACAACTTATTACTCAAATAGGAGGTTTCAATGCAACTTTCAAAACATTTTAAATTAGAAGAGTTTACTAAATCAATGACTGCAACTCGTAAGGGAATCAAAAATGAGCCTGGCAGTGGAGATATAAAAAATTTAGAAAACATCTGTTATGAGATTTTAGAACCAGTAAGAGCAAAATTTGATAAACCTGTTACTATTACATCAGGTTATCGTAGTGAGGAGCTGTGTGAAGCTATAGGTAGCAAAAAGACTAGTCAGCATGCCAAGGGTCAGGCAGTTGATTTTGAAATAGCAGGAGTTCCCAATATTCAAATAGCTTACTGGATTCAAAATAATTGTGACTTTGACCAACTCATACTAGAGTTTTATTGTCCTGATGATGGTTCAAAGGGTTGGGTCCATTGTAGTTACAATGAAAAAGGTTCAAACAGAAAACAGGTGCTTACTTATGATGGAAAAAAATTTGATAATGGTCTTCCTGAAATGAAGTGGGTAGATGGTCAAGTCAAAGAGTAGAGTTGCAAATTCACCTATAGATTGATAAGGTATCTTCAACTAGGAGGATATATCTATGTGGTTGAATATTTTATCAGCAGGAATTAAAGCAGGTGGACACATCTATCGTAAAAGACAAGAAACAAAAATGGCAATGGCAGATGCTCAACACAGGACTGCTATGGCTATGGCCAAAGGTGAAAAAGAATATGAGGGCAAACTTTTAGAAGCAAGACAATCAGACTGGAAAGACGAATTTGTTTTATTAATTTTATCAGCGCCGATACTGGTACTGGCTTGGGCAGTTATATCAGAAGATCCAACTGCTATGGACAAAGTAAAATTATTTTTTGAATATTTTTCTACACTTCCAAGCTGGTTTACAAATTTATGGATTCTCGTCGTGGCTAGTATTTATGGTATTAAGGGAACACAGATATTCCGAAATGGTAAAAAATAATTCAAATGAAATACAGCTTGTACATGATTATTTGTTCGTTAATTGCTGGTGAGTGTATGCCACCTTTTAAATTACCTGAACAACATAGAACCATGTATGATTGTTTACATAAAGGTTACATTGAATCAAAATCTAAATTAGAAGAGCTCGGTAGAGCAGATGTAAATCAATATGAGATGTATATAAAATTTTTATGCACTCTTGAAGATGAACAAATTATTCCTCCTCCAAAACCAAAAGGAAAACCGATATGAAAGTTATTGTTATAGGAGATCTTCATGATTCTCCACACATAAAAGATAAATCAAGATTTAGGTGGATTGGTAAACATATTGCAAAAACAAAACCAGCTTATGTAGTTCAGATAGGTGATTTTTTAACTTTAGATAGTTGTACTCACTATATTCCTGATGATACATTTACAGCAAGAATAGAAAAACCAACTTTTATAAAAGACATGCAATCTTTTGATGAAGCTATGGAAGAATTTAATTATGGGTTAGGTAAATGCAAAGTAAAAAAATTTATTACATTAGGTAATCATGAAAGAAGAATGTGGAGGCATGAAGATAAAAATCCAACATTCTATGGTATGTGTCAAAAAGAATATTATGGTATTTGTAGAAAATATAAATGGGAAGTTATTGATTGGGGTAAATACTTAATGTTAGGTGGTGTTGGTTTCATTCATGCACCAATAAATCCAATGGGTAGAGAATATGGTGGTGAAGCAAGTGAAAGACAAATTGCAAATAAATCAAAAATAGATATTGTTTTTGGACATAGTCATAGAGCACAAGATATAAGGGTCCCTAAAATTAGTGATACTAAAAATGACTTTACTAGAATACTTAATGTTGGATGTGCTTTACCTGAAGGACATATTGAAAGTTATGCAAAACATAGTCTTACAGGTTGGACTTATCAGATTGTTGAGATTGATATTTGGGATGAACATATTATGGAGGTCAAAAATATCTCAATGAAAAAACTAAAAAAATTATATGGGTAGTGTTTATGAAGTTACCATCAACAATTTATTTAGGACACAGAAAAATTAAAGTAAAAGAGATTGGTGCAAGGACAGCAAACAAAGATGAGATATATGGTGACTTTGATGTTTCAAAAGATTTGATAAGGATAGATAAAACATTAACACCCTCCAGGAAACTAAACACTTTCATACATGAAATAGTTCATCTTTTACTAGAACATTACAATGTAGAGTTAAAACTAAAGGATGAGGAAAAGGTTTGTGAGATTTTAGGTACAGGTTTTTCAGATTTACTATCTCAAAATCCAAAGGTTATTAAGGTTATTAATAGTGTTTACAACAACAATAAGAAATAGTATAAATTAATTTTAGCGATCTTCTCCCTCTAGGGAAGTCCCCCTATACTCGTAAATGAATATAGGGGGTTTTTTATTTAGTGATTTTTATTTGATTTAAGAGATATGGAATTGAATCTTCCACTATCTTTTGCTCTTATAGCAACTGATAATATTCGTTCAAAATCAAAATAACAATAAGTGTCATTTTCAATTAAAACTCTATACCAGTTTTTTATGTTTTCAAGTTTACCTTTGATACAAATAGATGGAATAAATCCATGATCATTACTTAATGTATGACCCTCCATTGACCAGTAAACTCTTACAATATTACCAACTAAATAATTACTGATAATACTTTTTTGATACTCTTTAGAACCTGGACCACCATGCCATTGCGCTCCACCTTTTTTGGCAGGATCCATTTTCTTATCTTCAAAAAGTATCATTGTGTCATTGACCAAATTGACCATTTAATTACCTCCTTTCCCAATATGACTATCCCAGTATCTACCTTTAGAAATAATCTTCTGTCTTGAAGTTTCATGAACAGATTGTTCTATGATTCCAAGTTTCTTTAATCTTCTTAAAGTAGAAGATATTTTCCCTTTAGGTAAATTAGGTAATTTAGATTTTACAAAATCAATAAGTTCTTTTTTGTATTCATTATTATTTTGAGATACAAACTCTACTATAACATCAAAGACATCATCAGATTTTGGTTGAGTATCTGTTTCAATCATTCCATGTTTTTTGTAAAAGTAGAAAAGCCACTTATCACTTTGATATGGCATTGGTCCTTTAGGTTCATTGAAATCAGAAAAATCTTCTTTCAAATAATAATAAGGTACTAACTCACCTTTGAAATTTACATTATCATTTGAATCAATGATACCTTTGGACTTCAGTTCTTCATATCTTTTGTTTTCCATGTTTCCTCCATTTTGTTATAATGAAAGGATACCACATCAGATATTAGTGTCAATAGTTTTTATTAGTTACTATTAGTAAGTAATAGAGGGGTTTTTTAACTATGTTTTATCATTAATGATTTTTCTAGCTGAAGATTCCTCTGTAATCCTCATATCTTTTAAAATCTTCATGTGTTCATATTTATCTTTTGCTTGTTCATATTCTATTTCAGCAACCAATAAACCCATTACATGTTTTTCATTTTCAGTACTAGCAAGTGCATTTGTTTTAGCATCAGCATGACTTAGTCCTTGATCTCTACCTCTTTTGATTAACCTGTTTACAATTATAGGTTCTAGATATTTTAATTTTTTAAATAGCTTTTGTTTTATAACTTTGTTTTCACTTGCTGATTCTAATTCAGCATAAGTTCTTTCAGTATCTAAAACATAAGTAGTATTTTGTTTGTTCATTAGTTTAGTCTCCCTTTTAGTTTTTTCTTTTCTTTCATAGCATTTTTAACATCCTCTCTCCTTTGTCTAGATTTTATTTTGTTAAAAATAACTTCTACTGAATTTTCTTTTGTTACCTTTTCACCATTTATAAAAGATTCAGTAGTAATAGTTGTCATTGATGTATTGGTTGAAGTTGTGGTATTAAATTTTTCCCTACAATTACAATTCAATGTCATACAGCTACAAGTAAATATTTCCATTTTTTTATTCTCCATTTTAGTTTAGTGCGCAAGTCCCCTGTACTATTTATAATAGTTTTTATTGAAACCTGCAATTTTTTAATTAAGACTAATAGTTATTCTTTTTTTCTACTATGTCCGTCTTAATTATTTCTCGTTGTATGTCTTTATACTCACGACCCAACTTACTCGCTTTTAAACTAACACCTCCATGATTATGCAACTCTTGTACATAAGCATTGTTAGTTTTATTAAGAGCATCAACGAGCTTTCTCATTTCCTCGTTCAACATTTTCTATAGTTACCCTTACTTCCTTTGGTACTGATTCTGCAACTTCTTTATAAAGTTTATTTTCATCATCAGTTTCCCATTCCAAGTCTTTGATATGAACATCTCCATGCCAAATTTTTATCAAATACTTGTTCATTAATATTATATAATAGTTTTTTATATAAATGACAAGTGAAAGGACTAGGGATAGAAATGACCCGATAGGACATGATTCGATAAAAAAAAGGTTCTACCCCCAGTTTGAATACTCTAAAATGGAGCATCATTATTGTCAACACCTTGATTATCATTTTTACCTTTCGGTTTCCAAGGATTATCAATCTTCAAATGTGGATTAGGTTTTCCAGTCTTATTATTGACTGAATTGCCCCAAAAAGTTAAATCATAAGTACCTGCTGGTATTACAATTGTTTCTTTTATTTCAACATTTGATGCTTTGAATGTGGGTGCTTTTGGATTATCACTATCATTCTTATATACATTCAAATATATTGGTTTGGTCAGCATATTTTCCTCCTTTCTTAATTAAAATCTGATTGGTTTTTTCTTACAATTTCCCATGGGTCCACAGAAAATTTTTTGAATTTTCCTTGATCTGTAACATCACAAGGAACATAAGTATTTTTTAAATCATAAAGGTATCTACCAATACCCCATGCAACACCTGCTCTTTTCAAAGAATCAGATAAAGCACCTTTGTCAGCCTCAAAGTTAGTATCACCAGCACCATCTGATCTCCATATCCATTCACCATCTAATTTTAGACCAAGTGAACAAACAGTCTTTGAACCATAGACAGTATGTTTACATTGCCAGTTATGACCCATAACTTCTGTCAATCTATCCTGTACTTGTCTTACTGATAAATAAGCAAGTGCTAGAGCATACCATTTTTTGTCTTTGTATGATTGAAAAACCCTTTGAGTTCTCCAACTTACTTCACTTGTGGGAAAGTGTGTTGCAAGTTTGAACAGAATATCTTCTGTTTCACTTACTGGTTTTTTATTATTTTTGTCCATTGTTTTTTTGCCTCCTGTTTCATGTTATTGTCAAAGTAATAATCATCTGTATTTAATGGTGTGATCATTACAGCTTTTTCAAGTGTATCACATACTTTTAAATAATTTTCAATATTTTTAAATGTATTTATACATTCTTGAAATCCCTCATCTACTTCTCCAGGTAGAATATCAAAATATTTATATCTTTTTGGTGTAGCATATAAAATTGAAGTTGGTTTATTATACAACTTTGAATATAGACATTGTTGTCTAATATTACTTTTTTTTGCAACACTAGGACATTTTAAAGTTGCTTTTGTATCTACAATTAAATTTGGGTAAGTAAAATCAGTATAACAAACAATTGGGTACTCCAACCCATACTTTTTGCCATCAACTACAATCTTTTCCTGGTATTTTTCAATGTTTGTAAGTTGTCTTTCCTGTAAAGCATGTTTAAATTGTTTTGATATTTCAATTGAGTTTTCAACTTCATCTTTATTATAAGCAAATTTATTTTTTGAAAAATGCCAATCTGTAATTTCTTCTATACTTTTATGTTCTTTAAATTCTTTTTCCCTTTTCATTATATAGTAAGTTACAAACTCTGAAGTCTTACCTCTTTGCATAGCTGAATTAGTTGGTTGTCTATGTTTAAAACCATACTGATATAACCATGCTGATGGGTTTATCATAAACTTTTGACCACCTGAAAAACTATGACAATATTCTTCTTTAATCCATTTATTCATCAATTACTCCATTTCTGTTATTTTTTAATAATACATTTTTATCATACCTTTCCAACTCTTTATTTATATTTTTTATATTTTTTTTAGATGCTGGATGGTCATGATATTTTATTTGTAAGGTACTCACTAGAGTGCAATAGTTGTACAGATCATGTGTACAACTATGAAGTGAAGATACAAGTTCATTTAGATTTTTTTCTAAAGTTATCATATCATCATGCGCTAAATTTGATTCTTCTGATAACAACTTCATAGAAGTTTCAACATTCTGTATTAGACCTATCATAAAATCATCACCTTTTATTCTTCTTGCAACATCTAAAACCATTTGTTTCATTTCAGCTAATCTATCTGTCATATCAATCCTAAATTTTTTTTATATTCTGTTATTGTTTCAAGTGTTCCTACATCATCAGGTTTTACATCTAATATTTCTAAACAAGATAAAAATTTTTCAATGATATTTATTTGATTATGTATATTTTGGATTTGCTGATCATAATTATTCATTAATACTTGTAACACTTGATTGTGTTCCTTTACTAATTCAGGTTTTACTTTTTCAAGTTCTTTCATAATTTCTAAAACCCTTTCACTCATTCTTTGATATTTAGCAATATTATCACTTGAAAAATGATCTGAATAAGCAAGGAACACTTCTCTTAAATCACCAATTGTTTTTCTAGATTTTACCATAAAACATCATACCCATAAGATTTCATACATTTTCTAATAAAAAAACCTCGTCTTTCTATTAAGGACCAACTACTTTCATGTTCCCAAATGTAATCACAAGTTGCTAAATCTTTGTAATACTTACCTGCAATGTTCTGACCTGACCACTTATCTCTACTTGTTTCAGGATTTATTTTGGGTTTGTATGCGCAGTTAGTCAATATCAATAATGAAATCAACAACACTATCTTTTGCATATTTTCCTCCATTTTTTTTGTTATTTTCAGGAAACTCATTTTTGTATTCCTGTATGTATTCCTCCAGCTTTCCTACTGGAACAGAATCTTGATTAAGTTTTCTTACTTCTCTAATTAACCATTCTAATTTATTTATTAATTTATTGCTCATCTTTTTTATTCAACCAATGTATTGCATCTAACCTGTGTGTAGGATCATTTGCAATATCCTTAATAGATACAGAAGTTACCTTTATTTTTCCTTCCTCAATAAGTTGTTCAGGAAAAAATAAATTATCTTTAGCATCACTTACTACTTTACCAATGTCTTTTCCAAACCTTTCACAAAAAGTTTCTAGTTTGAATAAGCCAATAAAATTACTAGCTTTCTCATACTTTTGTACTTGCTGGAATGTGCAATTTAAAAGTTTTGCTACATAAGATTGTGTTTTTTTATTTTCCAATCTAGTTTCTTTCATAAACACACCAATGTTTTTAAATAGTAGTAGTTCTTTAGGATTAGTCTTTTTTATCATTGTGTTCTCCATTTTTAGTTTTGAGAGTATAAATGTTCTTACTCTCTTTTTGTTTAGTTGTTCTTATAAGTGTTTCAAGTTTTCTTATGTGTTTTTCCATAACTCTTAATTGAGTATAGTAATCTTCATTGTTTTTTAACAACACATTGTATTTATCTTCAAACACTCTTATTCTGTACTCATTCATTGACTCAATTTTTTTATCTACTTTTAATATGAAGTAGAAAAGAAAACCAAATCCCATGATAAGTATAAGTAAAGATTCAATCATTTTTTAAATAAAGTTTTCAAAAGCATCTTGATTTGAGCAGGAATACTTCTGTTTTCTTTTTTAGCTAATTCTTCAATCTTCTCATACTCTTCCTTACTTACAGGTATCTGTAACATTTTGTATGGTTTCATTGTTTCCTTTCTTATTTTTTTCTATTTGTATAATAGGTTTATCTACCTTTGGTAAAATTTTTATTTCACCATAACCCATAAACCCAAACATTTTTCTACCTTTGTAAGTATCAGAAAAAAGTTTGTATATATCTACATCTTTTGCTTTCATTGTTCCTCCATTTTAGTTTTAGAAAAAATACTCCAATTTCTAATAATTGTCAATAGTAAGTAATAATAATTAAGGATGGGAGCTAACAAAGTATGGAGACAGGACGAATGTCCAATGTTTCGATAAACTTCTCGGTCATTACTGATACCGAACTCCCACCCAAATAAGTGAGAGGACTTTGACTCTCTCAATAAACTATATATTTCCATTACCTATCCATTGTCAAGTTTTAATGATGGGTGGA